GTCGAACTTCCAAGTGCTTCATACCCGGCCAAAGCCGAAGGGCGAATTTGTTTGTTGTTTATATTATTGCATTTATCGATGGGACTACTAAGATTCTTCTCTTAGTCTTGTCATCTGAGATTCCGTCTAAGTCTACATTTGTTGGAAAACCAGAAGCTAATCTGGAAACCAAAGTTTTCCTATTATATTGCTTGGGATCCTCCTGCGTGAAGTGCGAAAGGTGGTAGTCAGTGGTATTAACATTTAACACTGTGGACCTATCATAAAAATTTTTGGTCCAAGATTCTGGAAACGATATTTCAACATCGTCACTATCTAATGAAAGATTTGCATCAAAATGTTTTTCCAACCTTAACTGCTCATCTACCGTCATTGAAAATTGTTCTTCAACAAGAAGTCTTGAGCCCATAGAGGGAAATTTTCTTTCTGGGAGTTTTAATGTTACATACTCCAGAAATTTTTCTCGATCGTAAGAATGTAGATATTTGGGAGCGGAAAGAGCTAAATCTTCAGCTGCCTTTTTGTATGGCATTGTAAGTTTAATTAAGTTCAAAGAGTAATTGGTCAATACTGGATGACCATTATATTGGTGATATATTGAGAGAGCCTTACAACGTAGTAAGGCATACAATTTAGAGCGCCTAGTTTTGCAACTAAGGCCATGGTGCCACGGTGTGGTTGCTAGGGTCTTATAAGGATTAGTAAGAGGAATCTTATCATCAAGATCAAAGATAATCCCACAAAACGAGGCCGTTTCCAAGCTAGGCACACAGACTGCCTTAACTACTAGCCCCAATTTTTCAAATTCCGTGGGTGGAGGTGGTTCACCCTCCATAACGAATAAGCCATCGTCTCCTTCTACAACTCCCTTTACCCCAATGCAGCCAGCCCGCTTGCACATAAATTTCATAAACATTAAGTTTGAGAATCCATTGCCAAGAGAAGTATTCATCTCTCCAGACATTCTAGTGCCTCGCAACCTCATAGTAAAATATTTATTCACTATCTTATTCTCACCATTGATGATATCCTTCATAGAACGGAAATTGTCATAGGTTGGTAGCTTACACAACATCTTCTCATAAAGCACATCTTAGCATATCATCATCAGCCTAGTGGTAAACTGCGCCTCAAACGAGGAAAAATCAGTTACATAATACTTAGCACCAGGACGATACAGTCTATTGTAAATGTACTTTGGTCTATCATTGACCGGAACATACTTAATGAATGAGGGCATTTTAAATAACTCTCTCTCCATAACAGAAACATAAGGACCAAACTGGCATTTAAACTCGTCTACACGAGCATATATTCCGCGAGGAGCTTTAGGTTCCAAATACCATTCATCTTTCATGAACGCATGGACCTCGGAATAATCCGGATCTTCCCAACAGTTACCTTCCATATTTCCATAAACTTTTCTTAATTCTTCTTTACGCCATTCAGGCTGATTTATAGTATCCACCCAGGTGTCAAACGACACATCAGTTTCAGGTGGTAGAGACTTAATTCTCTTATCAACCCATCGCTTTACAAATTCTTCAAACTCGGACATTACGTTATCATCCGGTTTAGGAGGGCTAAAAGCCACCCTTTTGCAGACCCCAACCAAAAACCCAAAAGGACCGGAACAATGCTTAAACAGCGCAGTTCTAAAATTTGGACCCAAGGAAACAGCGACAGGATGAGTCACCGTACTCCATGGGGCCTTCCTTAACTGCATTTTGAACACCGACTTTATTGGCTTCAACAAAATGCCAAACTGACGGATATCATAGCCGTAAAGCACCCGACGAGGGTCCCTTAGAATAAATTTGATTGGGGGTAGAGAAAACGATGCCGTTTAATGCGTCGTCCCTCTGTGTACTTATAGTACGCTGCGGCTACTATAGATGCGTTACCCAACGCTCCAGTAGAATTAATGAATTCAAATCTAGTGAAATTCACCGACTGCAATGATGCTAGAGACTTGTTTATTCTCTCTAAGAGGTCAGGAGGGTTGGTATTGGATGGCATGGTGCGATAATTAGTGCACTGTGCCAACGCCTCCAGAGAAGTAAACAACTTATCATATTTGTAATGGATCAAATCCCCAACCACCCTAGGTTTCATAAACCTATAAAATAAAATAGATGGCCTAAACTTCCAACGTACTCGCAACGCGACGTTAACATCACAATAGAGTGGATCAGGTAACTTCAACACACCCAAATTATGAGATTCTGGACGCTTATCATATTTCTCATCATAACCATAACATTGGCCAAAAGTATACTCGGCCTTAATGGTTCGAATGATGGTGCGCCTTAAAGCTAAACTTAACAGAGTGACAATTGAGGCCAAAACCCCAACACAAACTGCCACAACTGAAGTCGGACTAGGATCCACAGCTCGATAAATAGCGAATCCGACCCAGTAAAGTAGTGATAGAGTTAAACAAACCCAGAATACAGTTGAAAGATAAATAAAGGGATGCAACCACTGCCAATTGCTAATTGAAATTTGATAGCTAAGTGGCAAAGTCTCAAATGGTACCAAAACTTTGTATTTAAGCTTTGGCCACCTAGAGTTCCTCCTAACGTCAGTATTGCCGTCATAGTCAAAGAACTCAGGATCAAACGACCCCCCCCCCGGCCCATTCGGCCCATCTCCATTTGGGGGCGGCCCTGGAATTATAGTAGTGACATTATCATCACCGCCATCATCCGGACCATCGGGATCATCATCACCAGGAGGAGCTGGGGGTAGGGACCCAGGCAAAAGCTGGACACCGGAGAAGTTTCCTTCTTCGATGTCTCCTCGAGGTGGGGCGTCGGGTAACGGAACCAACGCCTCTTGTTTGCCGTTAGGTGGTGAACTACCTACGGCATTCTGTGTAATGATTTCGACATCATTATCATTTTCAGGCCAACCCATAGCGATGGCCTCATCTACGGTATCAGTGTCGTCATCAATAATCAACAACGGTCTAGGGGAATCACGACCGCGTTCCTCCTTAACCGGAGGCGGAGGAGGAGGTCGGGTTGGTGGGAAATCAAGATCAACAGCGCGCCGCTTGGGCCTACTGTCATCAGAATCAGATCTAAACTGCCCCAATCCCATTAATTCAACATCATCAGCTACAGGCTCAGAAGCCTTAGGTACAAAATCTTCCCTGCTATCTTTAATGTATTTTTTCTTTCTTGCGGATCGAGTCATCCTCTTATCCTTGTTGTTCGGCTTCCTAAAATCCAATTTTCTCCCACGTTTAGAGAAATATTCGACAGCCGCATTATAACTCGCCAGTCTAAGACCTGACAAGTTTTCCAAACCTGAGGGTTGTCCTTTTTGCTGGCGGTAGTCCTGCCAGCTATGCACATCATTAATTATCTTCAAGTAATTACCCTCAAGAGCCCTATCATCACCTCCACTCCACCCAGAACCATTAGACATACTCATTTAATGTCGGTTTTCCGGCTTTCTATTTGTGCGCCGGTTTTTGCAATGTCATGTAGTCTAACACTAGTAAACTCAGTAAATGGTCTAAGTATGGTCCCCTTGCCGAACAGATAATCAACATGACAATGGGGATCGTACCACATAGGTGGAGGGCCGCTGAATACTATTCTACTTTCAACCACTACCATCTCATCAGCATTGACGTAGTGATATATTTGTATGATACTTTCAAGAGAATGTGGACGTTGATCTAAACTTACAAACACCAAATCAATAGGACTAGTGTATGCAGACATAACACAACCTGCTCCTGGCGCCGCCGTATAAAGATGCGACGAAGTACAGGTGCAGGGGAAATAATTCTCAGAATAAATGTATGACGCTTTATATGTGGTTCCTCTCAAACCCATAAACGTCCCATAGTTGAAAGCATATGGTTCGCTATATTTTAACACCCTAAATGGATTATCTTCAATCGACAACGTGGTCTTAGACAAAAGGATTTGGGAGACGTTAACCTCCCCAGGTACAACAGTAGCTTTAGACTTGTTCCGACCTGGCGCGGGGTCTTGCGTGGAAAACATAAACTTGCTATATCGTGTTGAATCGCATTCAGCTTTCCCACACGAGCTAAGCTCAGTAGTGCTTCCAGTGCCCGACGACTTTGGTGTAGTAATAATTTCTCGTTCCATAATTCCTATTAGGCTTGGAAAGCCCCATGGCAAACATGGTTGTAATGCTTCACACCAGAAGCTTGGTGGTAGAATTTGCCCGCGGAAAACGCCGCGGGCGTTGAGGGCTTTGCACCCATTCGCCGTCTAAACTCTGAACGGATAGGGAAAATTTTCTTGGGATGTTTGATATAAATATTTTTGGTGTTTTTAAATTTTATATTGTTTTTGTGATTTTATATTTTATACATTCTGTATGGTCGTTCTAGTTGAGGGCGGCAGTGCATGGGAACACTCGAATAACACACGCTGAAATAGAAGTGGCAGTGGTGGCCCAAGCTAAACTAAAACTGTCCTGTAAAGTAGCGACAGCGTTGTCCACTCGGAACATGTATTCGGCAACGGTTGAGGCAGCATTAACTACTGGGGTCCCAAACCGCTGACAAGTAACATTGTTTAGGGTGACAGCAGGATCTGTGCCGTTAAAACCAGCACCAACCAAGCTGAATACACACCAAAAGGAGCCTATGCCGTTAACAACATACTTATTGTCAACACCGTTAGGTACGAGAATGCTTGTAAAACTCGTGGTAAAATTGATGCCGAGAACATTATTTACATTTACATTTGTGTTTCCATTAACTAGTTTCTGTGAAGATATACCAGTACCACCTACTTGAGCTGCCACAGGCTGGGGTGAAATCAACTCCACTTCATAATGTACGTGGAGGTCCCCAACTTCTGTGTTGCTACCCATGCCTTGAGTCGACACGAATAGGTTGCCAAGGTGGTATGTTTTAAGGTCAGAATTGGCTGGAAGAGCGGCGCCTATAATAAACAGGTCACCGCGATCTTCGAGGTCAAACTTATCTAGCCTTAACGTGATATCTTTCCATGCTGGGGTACCAGCCCGGCAATGCGCCTGCATTTGGAGGATTCTAGATGATGGAGTGGGATCGGTAACTGAGAAATCCGCTGACATGACAACCTTACCGCTAGTGGCAGTAGAGGAGTCTGTCTGAAATTCTAACCAGAGCTTTCTGAACCGATATTTCTGGAAGTTGGGTGCCATTTGGGACAACCAAGGGAACAAGGTGGAATTGGAGGGATTGATTATAAAACTTACAATATTAAACGCGGACGTTCCAGTCAGCGGCCCTACCATCTCCGTATGTTTCACTAACATAACCA